CGATAGTAGTAACGCTGACAAGCGGCTAATTCTCCTTGGATAGTAGCGGCATAGGTTCTAAAAGGTAGTGCCACGCTTCCAATGTCAATCTGCACCCCCGTTATTTCATAGTAATCATTAGCACCAGCGGTGCCTACTGGAGTAAATTGAAATTGTGGGCCAAGTTGTGTTGCAGTTGCTGCGACTGTGCCAGTAAAAGTAAATCGCTGCCAAGTTGTTGTCAAAGTAGCATCAGAATTAACAACCTGCGTTGCACCAGTAAAAGAACCAGTCACATTGTTTTGGTCTGTTCCTGTTCCTGAAGTCAAATATGTTTTTAATACACCTGAAGCAGCTGAAAAGTTAGCACCTGCTCTAGCATAAAATGACATTGTGACTGTTTTGCCAGCAAAAGGAATTGAATTAACAGATTCCAAGTTTTGACCAAGAGCAATTACGCTTGTTGAGGTGTTTCCACTATCTCTTGCAACACGCAAGCAATACTGGACATTGGGCAAGTTTGTTGTGTCGCCTGTGACTTGTCGGGTTGCAGTTGCTCCAGCGACTGAGCGGATTGCTTGCCAACGGTCTGCAACGAAAGAAGTAGAAGTGATAGTGGTTGTAGTTCCACGCTGAAATACCTGCATCGCTGAGTTTAAGACTGGATTGCTTGCACTCGGTGTTGCGCTATATCGCAAGCCTGTTGTGGCGGCACTATCTGCTACGAGTGTGCTTCCGTTCGCACCAGCTGCGAGATTGTCGAAAGTCGCTGATCCAGTGCCAACGATTAAGTCACCTTTGGCCGTGATTTCCGTCGCCATCGAGTTTGTGATTGTGACCGTTCCTGATGTACCGCCACCGCTAATTCCAGTGCCAGCAGTAACGCCAGTGATGTCACCCGGATTCATATCAGTCCAAGTGAAGTCCATGTCGGTGTTTGTTGCCTTTGAAAGAATCTGTCCTGATGTGCCACCTTTAAGATCAGCCATCGTGGTATCCACGCCCTGACCAAAGACAGCGAAATCAGCTGGAAGATCAGTGACCAGATCGGTACTGGTCGGCATCACCCAGCCGAAGTTTGATGTTGGATTGCTCATGTTTTCTCCTTATGCCACGACTAGGGCATTTTCCCAGTCGAGAGTTGGTGTGATGGTGTTCCATTTTTCAAGGATTGAAACTTCTTCCCATTTCATCGCTTGAAGGCTGTAAGCCAACGGAGACAGCAAGGCCGTCACCGAAATTGAGTTGTATCCTGCACGGAATGTCCAGCCTTCAACGAAGCCCGCATATGTTCCCGATGCCATGTTTAACGGCAAATCTGAAATTCGAAGTGGAAGCCCCATGAAGATGTTTATGAGTGAATCTCTGTCGGCGTTATCCAATTCGGGATTTGTTAATTCGAAAGTAATCTGGTTAAACATCGGCTGTGGGAATGCACGCAGTGTTAAATAGAACGCAGCCTGAGCATTGGCATCAGTTAAATTCTTCAGAGTTGTAGTGATGATTTGAGCAAGTCTTCCAAAAGTAGAAACTGAAGCTGCATCCTCGAATGCGGCTGTCTCATTATTTGAATTGGCTCCATACTTCAAAGATACTGAATTTCGAACATCTCCAGCGCGGGTCAGAATTGAAATGCCATTGACCAGAGCTTGATTGGCTGAAACGTCTGTGTAGCCATTAAGGGCTAGGTATTGACTGCGATGAGTTGAATCGGCATAACTGATGCGACCATAGGCATCTTCATAGATGTATCCAAGCCCGCTGGTTGCTAAGGCTGAAACGAGTGAATAGACGTTTGTCATTTCAGCGTTGCGAGCTGCAAGGTCGTAGTTTCCTGGAGTGTCAATCTCTCCTAGTCCTACGTTCTCAGCGTGCGCCCAGTCAATCGTTGGATCATAAGCCGCCCACGTGAGAGCTGCTGGAACCTCTGACCAGTTATTCAAAAGTAAGTCAGTTAAAACTTCAAGAATCTGAGTGCCATCATGAGCTGATGCAAGTGCGCCAGTGGTCAATGCTTTTGGAAGACGTGAAAGCGCACCTAGTGCAATGATGTTGATAGTTTGATTGATTCCTGTAGATCCAGCAGCTGTTACATTCACGCCGACATCGGTGATGGTTCCACCGAAGATTGGAACGAAGACTGCTGAAGTGTCTTTCAATTCAATCGTGACTGAATCATTGATATTGATGTCCACGTTAGTCTGTTCGAGATTTATCAACTGCATGTTGATATAGCCAGCATTGGCTTGCTCATAGATATTCACGCGCCCTGATGTGATGGTCAGATTGGCAAGTGTGAAATTTGTGTAAATCGTCCCATCAATGGTCACGCGCCAGATTGGATTCCAGACTGTCATGCAAAGACCAAATTCGATGCGCCGTTTGTGCCGCGGTAAGTAGAATTGTTGAGTGTGTCCACAATGGTGCGAGCCGTTGATTCTGGATCAATTGCACCATTGACAGTGACATTGACTGTCGTTCCAGACGCAGCCATAATTCCAGCAAGTGTGTTCGTATTGACTGAACCGCTAGTGCTTGAATACGTTCCCGCCGAAATTGCTGCCGTGGTTGCTTTTGCAGCTGATGATCCAGACGTTGAAGCTGATGAAACAGCAGTAGGTGTTGCAATAGTTGGAAGCTTTGTCGAAACGCTTGGAACGCTCGGAGCTGTAATTGTCGGGGTTGTCAGTGTTGGCTTTGAAACTGTTGGAATGTTAGGCAATAGGGGAATGGCGTTATACGCACGAATAAGAGCATTGATGCCATCGATTGCAACGCCTATGACTGCATTGATTGCGCGAACGACTCCACCGACAACAGTGATGACGCCACTGGCTATCTTGCCAACGATTTCAAATGCACCGCCAAGAACAGTTCCGATGATGGGGGCAAGGTATTTCTGGATATATCCACCAAGCTCAGAGAATGCTGCAAAGTTATCTTGAACGGCTCCCTTAACTGATTCGAAGGCTTTAACAAGGCCATTCCAGATTGGCGTGAAGACTGTCATGATTGTGTCGCCAAGATTGGTGATGTAGGCAGATAATCCGCTTGACTTATCACCGAAAGAGTTTGAAAGCTTCTCAACGATTGGCACAACATATTGCGTGAAGTATCCGACAAGCTTTTCCAAGATTGGAAGTAAGGCATATCCAATAGTTTCTTTTGCTTCATTGAGTGTCGTTTTAAGAATATCCATGCGACCTTGAAACGTCTCAGCGTTTTTGGCAGCTGCTCCACCGAATAGATCAGTTAAGCGTTGCTGAACCTGCGTGAAATCCATGGTCTTTAATTGAGTTGAAGATAATCCAATTCCAAGTTTGCCAAGTGCAGCAGTGTTGCCATCGTATGCCTTGCCGATTGCGTTCGCGACTGTCTCTAGTGGCTTTCCAGTTTGCGTTGCCACATCCAAGCTAAGTGACAGTAAATCCTGAGCCTTTGAAATGTCTCCAGTTGAAATTGCTAAACGTGAGAGAGCTGGACGAAGTTTGTCATCGGCAACACCCGTTGCCAGAGACATTTTCAGAATTGATGATTCAGTTGCTTTGATTTGCTCATTAGTCGCACCAGTTGCCTTTTCAAGTGCCAACGCAAGCTTTGATTGAGACTGCTCATCTTCAATGGCAGCCTTGACACCATCGACGCCAATCTTGATGGCGTAGGCAGCAGCAGCAGCGGCAGCTGCGGCGAATGCCAGACCAGCCTTCTTGCCGAAATCAAGCATCTTTGAGCTTGAATCTTCAACATCCGCATTAGCAGCTTTGAGTGATTTATTGAGCTGATCTACGTCAGCCAGAATCGAGAGTTTGAGGGTACGTGATCCAGTTGCCATCAGTTCCACTCCTTTAGAATTCTAGTGAATGCATTTTCCCATTCATTGATGATGTGCGGCTGTTCGGCACGCAGGGTCGGATAGATGAACCATCCACGTGAACCGCGGCCTTCTCTTCCAGACCAGACAGGGAATTGCTTATAGCGATTAGATCCAAATTCATAACCGCCCCAAAGTTGCTGGGTCGTTCCGCCACCTGAAAGCTTTTGACGTGCAAAACCGAAAGAGAGTTCACCAGTCTTTGATGACTTTGAAACTGTTGAACCTTCAGCAATGATGGCAGCTGCTCTGTTGTACGCATTCGACGCAGTGCCACGAATCTTGCCCTGAAGATAAGTTGCCAGAGCGTTTGATTCTTGTTTAGCAGCTGCGACAGCTTCTTCAGACATTCCCTTGAAAGCTGAGAAGATTCCGCGCAAGTCGGCTTTGTCGTAAGCGATTGGCTCTTCAATCATTTCGCTTCTCCAGAATCTCGATGGCAGTCAGTACGTCTTCAGCAGTAATGAATTCGCTCCGACTTAGCCCTGTTGCCAGAGCCAAGTCCATGAGCATTCGATTTAGGCTTCCGACGCGATAGCTTTTGGGCTGTCAGTCTCACCGACTGTCACTTCCGCGACTGTCTCCATCCATGCTTCGAATGGCTTAACGGGCTTGCCACCTGACTCGCGTTTCATGGCGTGATAAGCCAAAAACATGAGATCACCGATGCCCACCTTGTCCTGCATCTGCGAAATGATAAAACCGCTTTTGGTTTCCCACTTAGCAAATTCTGGTGGCTGGGCTGTGTAAGTCTCAGACGTACCGCCTTGATATTCGATTGTAATTGCTAGTTTCATGTGCTCCCGATTCTTTGATTAAGTGAGTGCTGGTGTTGTGACGCAAGTGAATGAAAATGAAACTGTCTGAGCATCTGGTGCAGTACCACCTGCGCTTGGGAAGATTGGCTGGACGTCAAATGTAAAGACAGCCCCTGTTGCAGCTGTTAATGAGACTCCCAGTG